AAACGTGGTTGTGGCTTCAGACCTTTGACCTGAACCAATACGTTTCTAGAACGAATGTAAGGGATAACTGCAGTAGAGACTGTACGGTCTGCAACTTGTTCGTAATCTGTCTTAGTTTGAAGAGTAGAACGAACACCAGTGCGAGACTGTCCGATTGCAGTTGCCTGTACTTCAGTTGTAACTACACGAGCAGCCCATCCTGGAGCTTCTGGTCCAAGACCGAAAGCAGCATCCAGAGCAGCGCCACCATCACCAGAACGACGATCGGCAGAGTATGTGTTGTTTCCAACAGTTACTGGTTTACCGATCCATTCAGTTTCCCAAGGGTTCCACAATGTACCGAAACCACCTTCGCCAACAATACCTGCACGAATCGCCAAGTCACGGATCATGCTGTAGTTACCCTCAGTCTGTTGAATTATATCTGGTAAGCGATTAGTCTCGAACCAGTCATCAGAAGGTGGGTTGATTTCCACACTACCTAAGAACGTGTAGATAGCGAATGGGTTGATATTCTCCAAACGAGAAGCATATTCTTGTTTGATTAGAACTGGAGTTTCGATGATCGGTAGGGTGATAATATCACCATTCAACTGATACTTAGAAGATGTACGTTGGCTGTCGTTAGAGTTCTTCTCGATCAGGTTGACGTTGTGCATTGTGTAATATGGACGAAGCTGATTGTTCTCCATATCAACAGAGCAGAAGTAATCCACAGACTTAGAGTTACCAACGTTGTTACCGCTGAAGTTGTCAACGATAAAACCATTCTTCATTCTATCTAGACCCTTAGAGTCAGTAATCTTCAGAGACTGAGTTTCCTGTTCTAGCAGAGAAAGAGAAGTGTAGTATTCTAGGTTATTGATTCGGTTTTCTAGTTTACCGATATCACGCATCGTATAACGCTTGTTCTCTACTTTAGAAACTGATACAGAATTAGTAGAGTAAGTGTATGGTTCTAAAGACAAGCTATACAGCACCATACCCAATGCTGGGTCTTGTGGTTCACCTGGATCGATAGAAGGAACGCCTTTGATGCTAAAGAACTTACCATTAAAATCAACCGCTACTTTATCCTTACGTGAGAAGTAGTAGCTGTAGTCAGAAGAGATGTTCTCGCCACGCTTAGGAATAGAAGTTAAAGAAGCTCCTGTTCCACTGAAACTCTTGATAGAGCCAGAAGACTTGTTAGCCACACGTGGACGGAAGTCTAAAGAATCACGCAATACTGCGGGAATCTTATTGTAATCGATAGTACTGTAAGAGTTTACGTCAAAGTAATCACCAACGCTATGCTCGAAGTATTCATACGTTACTTGAACTGGACCAGATGGAATCGTGAACGATGGTTTTAGGTTCAAACGACCCCAGTCGTAGTGAGTGCTACGCTGACCATTATCAAAGTCAAAACGATCAGAAATGTCTAATGTGAATAGGTTAGAAGCTAACGTAGCATTAGTTGCTTGGAAAGCAGTACCAGCAGCCATCTTGATGCTTGTGATACGGAATACATCAGCTTTATCAAGAATCAATGATGCTTGTTGCGCAAGAGAAGCAGTGTTAAACTGTTCTGTCACTGTAGTCAAAGTCTTGTTTTTCTCGTAACCAGAACCATTACGTTGAACTGCTGCAATGACTGTCATTGAACGACCAGATTGAGCAGATGGTAGTGTAATGGTTACAGAAGAACCTAATGGTACGATGCTAACTGGTTGAATAACTGCGCCACCAGCTGCAACGTCATTATCCACTACGATGTAGTTTGTAATGCCAGAAGCTGGCATAAATGTACCAGAAGTGCTTAGGGACAGTGTTGTACCAGAAGCGTTCTGTGTGAATTTTTGATAGCAAATGTATGTGGTATTGTTGATACCAGATGTTCCTGCTGATCTGTTAGAACGAACCGCATAGTTTGGTAGTGGGAAAACTAAACCAGTGTTCTGAGTCTCGAACAGTTGTGTAGTAGCCAATGAGAAGGCTTTACCAGTAAACGTTCCTGTGTTTAGCGTAATAGAGTTTTGTGAAGATGGTGCACCAGCAACACGATACATAACTCCATCAACGATAATGTAATCGCCAGAAACTAGATCAGTTTGGAACGATGTACCAGTTCCAGTTACTGCTCCAGCAGAAGCAGTAATAGAACCAACTAGAGCAGTTGCAACTGGATTAATATCTGCTGTAAAAGATAAGTTTGGGTCGCTACTGATGTTGTAATAGAAAGACTTAACTGTTCTGTTAAAATCTTTACCTGGATTCATCTGAATGTCGAACAAACCTAGCTTGTAAACTGCGCCAGATCCAAAAGAACTTCCACTGTTCCATTCCATAAAACGAACACGAGCAGTACCAACTTGAGTGCCAACTGCAGTACCAACTGAAGTACCAGTAACTTGGTCATACAGTCTAACAGTTTCGTATGTATCTGTCGGAGGTAAGTTATTGGCGTTAGTCACCAATACGTAGTTGCCAACAGTAGGTTGAATAATAGCACCTGTTTGTTGGTCATAGTCACGAGCTTTTTCAACAGCAATGTATGTAGTAGAATCTTTTTGAATTTCGTAACCACGGACATATGCTTTTCCTGGTTCTAAACCGATTGCAAGTTTAGACTCATCGCCACCGTCTTCAGGGCGATAGATACCACGATTGTAAACAGGAGAAATTGTCCATTCCCATCTAATACCAGTAGAACCTGGACCATCAAATGCAGTACCAGTAGTGTGAACTGGAGCAGTTGTCACTGAAGATCCAGAATTTCTAGCTACATAAATGTTTCCAGCATTAGTCACTATGTCGCCAGAAATATAAGCAGTGTTCTGTTGCCACTGCCCACGATTATTATTGCGGTGTTCACGAAGATCAATTGCAAAATCACGAACAGTGTAATCACCAGATTCATCGTATGTACGACGAGCCAACTCATCAGCTAACAGAGAGTACTCTGTTTTATCTACAATAGTTTTAATTCTACCAGTGTCAACACGAATTAACTCGATAAAGTTTAAATCTGAAGTTGCGTCAACTGCAAGTTTAGTTAGAGTTAGATCGATATAGTAGCGATGTGCACCTGGAGCAGCAAAGTTGTAGCTGTTCTGCGCATTGTCTAGCAATGTCTCGTCTTGTTCTGGTGTAACAACACCTTCCGATACATGTAGACCAATACGGTAAGTAGGAGTATTAGAATATTTGTCTAGAACAATAGATTGTTCTTCGACTAAACAAAAGTGTTCGTTAACGTAGTAAACACCACGTTGAATCGTAGCAAGAGAACCCTTACCAGTTGCATCAGTTGTTGCAGCTTGGAAAGAATATATTCCATCTTCAGTTTGAATAACTTCGTTGTTCGAGAAAGTCTTTGTTGTGTTATTAGTGCCACCGCTAGTGTAACGAACGTACAAGGTGGTAGGATCAGTTCCTTCTGCATCCTGAGCTTTAATAACAGTAGCAGTAACACCGCTAGTACCAACGATAGTTGCGCCTTGCAGGGCAGAAATGAATGTTTGGACTGCTACACCATTATAGCTAACTTGTAGCTTAACATAATCAGCACCTTGGTTAGGTTGTGTGACAGTTTCTACAGAGCACTGTCCAGGGATAACCATCGCACCCTGTTTGAAAATAGCGCTACCGTGGCGTGAGATTTGTTTCTGCAGAAGCGTCTGCATCTGAGTAAGTTCACGAGCCTGTACAGCGAACGAAGGACGATAGAGAATACGATAGAATTTTTTATTCTCGTCGTAGTCGTCATTATACGGTTCTGTGTTGAAATCGATCATTCTTTTACTCTTCTATGTTATTTCTTATTTATTAGAATTTAATGACAGTTCTTAGCGTAACTGTCTGATCTGCTGTTGGCGTAAACGCTTGTTTGTTGTCGATAAACAGCAAATGCCCAGAATATTTATCTGCTGTTGGTGGTGTTACACCAGAAGCAGAGAATGTAACAGAGTTAGGATTTAAGAAAATGCTGCCCACTTGCGGTACAGCATTATCAATAGACTGTACTAACATACCATTAGATGTTTTAGAAACGATTCTAAAACGAGGTCCTCCTGCATCACCCATTGTGATCATCATATCAGGCAAGAATGACTCAGAAATAGAACCAATTAAAACATAGCAAGCTGATGCTAAAGAACTCTTAAGGTTTCCATATGAACCAAATTGTCTTGGGTTTTTGATAATACCCAGTTGACGGAAGTCGTTGTTTACATCAAACCCTTGATTTGTGTCCTTAGAGATGTTTGTATAAAACATCAATGTTCTAGCAAAAGAACCAACAATAGGGTCTTTACCATGACCACCGTATGGACCCATAATCGGTCTTACTTTAGCACCTTGGCCACCACCTTCAATGGTGACTTTAGCCCAACGATAATTTTGTCCGTATCCGTCTACTACAATTTTCTTGATAGAACCACCTTGAACAATTGCATGCGCTGTTGCACCTGTTCCATCACCACTGATAGTGATTGTAGGATTAGTTCCATATCCATAACCGCCAGAAATGACATCATACGCCATAATTCTGCCGTCAATGGTTAGTAGTTCTGTGTTGGCTTGTAGAGTGTTAATATCACCTGGAGACAAGTCTGCTCTCAAAGAAGCATCAGTACCGTCACCAGTAACACTAATGTTGGCATATGTATAACCTACACCACCATCATCAATCTGTACACCTACGATTTGCCCATTAGATAAAATCGGGATCAACTTAGCTTCAGATTTAATACCAACGAAATAAGCCTTGGCTCCAGAACCGCCAGATGTTGCTTGGATGGTGATTGCTGGTAGAACAGAATACCCAGAACCATACTTCAAAGAAGCAGTTCCAGTAGCTGGTGATCCAACATACGTTAAGATAGCAGTACCGTTACTTGAAGCGCCAGTAATATGTGTAGGTGCAGTAGAACCAGAAGTGCCAGATGTAGTAACTGTGTACAAACGATTGGCTGTAAAAATCTGCTGTCCTACTGTGTATGCTGTCGAAGCAGCCCACTGAGTCCCGAATCTAACAGTAGGAACGCTAGTGTAGTTATTACCAGAATCTAAAATAGTTACTCGTGAAACACCAGTTCCACGCATAACACTCTGTCCAACAAAACTAGAGCCACCACCACCTGTTAGGGTGACTGTCGGTGCTGATGTATAACCAGACCCAGGATTAGTTACAAGAATTTCAAATATAGATCCATTCAGAGTAATACCTGTAACCTGCCCTGCAGTAGTAACAACAGTGCCAGTTGCACGAGTACCGATATACTTTAACATTGCAGTACCGTTTGCAACAATACCCGACTTATGAGTTGGCGCTGGTGATGCCATCGTACCAGACATCGTGGCTTCATACAAATTATTGTTGTATTCAACTTTCTGTCCAATAAGAATAGCAACACCAGAAGTCCATACGTTAGCGCCAGAGAATGGTGGGTCAATGGTACAAGTTGCACCACTGGTATAACCAGTACCAGGAACACTAATTTGAACGTTCTGCAAAACAAGAGGGTCACTAGCTCTGTAGCCATCACCAGAAACAACAACGTTAGCAAATGTGTAATTTTGCCCGCTGTTTTCTAAAACTACGTTCAGGATTTCACCGCCAGAATAGAATTGACCACGTAAGGCATTAACGACAGGCATATAAACGTCTGTCAAAAATTTGTTACGAAGCGCAATTGGAATACTATACAAGTATTTCCACATGTAACCGTCTGGCATAATAACTGGATCTACAACAGTACCGATTGGTTTGAATGTTGATACTGCATTGTTATTGTTATCCAAGCACTTGTACACGTTGTACTCGTCTGTCATAACAATGCACTTAATATCTTCCAGTCTTTGTGCACCTGAGTAAGCAATTTTAACACTAGCTGTAGCAGAAGCACCTTCGCCACCGCCACCAGTAATAGTGACTGTTGGGGTAGAAGTATATCCTCTACCACGGTTAACCATATCGATAGAAATGATAACACCGTCAGAAATAACTGGAACCGCTACGGCACCAGTGCCACCGCCACCAGTAATAGTAACTGTTGGTGGGTCAGAATATCCGTATCCACCAGAAATCAGGTTAATACCTTGGACTTCATCACTATATTGATCATCATACATGTCCCAAACTTGTCCAGTAATCCAGTCAACACGATTAGTTACGAATGCAACATCGGTTGACTTAATTTCTTTCATGGTGATAATTTCATTACGAGTTTTTAATTCGTAATCGAAACTATCAATTGGGAATGGTGGTGAAGCATCATCTTCCCAAGTCAATGTTCTACCTAGGAAGTAATAATATCTCGCATTTCTATTCTGAATCTCGTCGTATAACGCCTGAGCAACAGAATTGTGAAGCGGAGACTTCAATAGCGCTGAAGTTGCCATTTAGTAGCCCTGAAAATTAACTTACAGTAATAACCCAAGTAACAGCAATAGAGTCACCAGCTGCTTTGTTAACGACTGGGAAAGTAGTGCGACAAAGCATGTTACCACCAGCACCTCCAGCGCTTGCTGGGTTAAAGATGCCTGCTTCAGTAATAGCACCAGTACCTGTACCAGCTGGGAAAGTAGCAGTAGCAGTAACTTGGTTAGAAGAAGCAGAGAAAGAAGCTAGAGCCACACGACCAGCCTCAACACCCAGAGTTGTATTACCAACTGCTGGCGTAGCAGAGCTAGTACCAATAGCCATAGTGTTCATAACGCTTTGTATGCTGTTAGATTGCATACGGTTAGCGATGTAAGTTTTACCAACGCTAACCACTAAGTTTTTAACTTGTTTCTCTTCTTTTAGAGAGCCGTCTGCACCAAAAACCTTGATGTTTACATCACCGATCATTTTGATGCCAGTATCTTGAAGTTCCATAAAAATCTCCTATTCGTTTAATTAACCCGAAAATACAACTGGGTTGCCGACAAACAACCCACCATCATTTAAGAACCAACCAGCTTCTGCGTACGGATTTAAATCCAAAGTACCGCCACTGTCTGTGGCAGTAGCTACGTTAGTGTCGGGTGTAACACCATCGTTTAAAAGCACACCTAGTGTCTTGGTTGAAGAAATTGCGGGTGTCGTTCTATTTAGGTCAGATGCACTAGATGCATCTGTGTCGAGAGGTATAACACTCTCAGGATCTGCTGTTACGTTGTCATTAATTAGGTGATCAGCAGAAAGAGTCTTAGTCATAGACCATGTTTCCAAGCCTATACGAACCAATCCTCCATAACCATATCCGATAGCGTTTTCTACCAGAGAAATAGACTCTGAGTCAAATACACCATCAAAGTTTAAGTGGGTGTTGACTGTGTCAACATAACCCAAATTCTTAGTTTGAGCAAAGAACGGTACAGTTCTAGTAGATCCAGAACCAGTCTCATCTGCCATGAATACAGATTCTGAGTCTGTCGTAACTCCATCGTTAATAACGTGGTTTACGTTGAATACCTTATTGACATCCAAATAAGGCATAGTTCTTGTAGAATTAGTAACGTCTCCACCGTCGGTCAACGTAACTTGATGTAGTTCTGCTACTCCATCAAAATTCAAAGAAGTATTACTAATAGGCTTTGTGATAGTCAAATAAGGCATAGTTCTCGTACCGTCGAGAGCTATACCAATTTCTTGCATAGTAACAAAGTTACCTTCTACGTTACTATCGCCATTTAGAGATTGATCATCAAAATACTTAGTTACGTTAAAATAAGGCATAGTTCTGGTTAAGTCCAGAGCCATACCGATTTCTTGAGTAACAACGCTGTCTTTTGCGTTGATGTTAAGAATCTTAATTAAACACTCTAACTGTTGGCTGATATCAAATTCGTTACGAATATCGTACTCGCCGAAAATAGCCATACCCGCTGGGTGAATAAGATTCTTGACAGCAGTTTTATATGTGTCTAGAGCCTCATCAATCTTAATAACGTATGAGTATGCTTGGTAGTAACGGCTGTCTTGGATGAAAATAGCATCATCTAGGAAACCGTCATTGTTAACGTAGTATCCTGGATATTTTGCTAGGGGACCAAGAGAACACTTAATAATAGCTGGGTCTGTTAGAACAGCAGCAGCATCAATGTTACTAATACCGAACTCACGCATAACTTGACCTACATATGCACCATCAGCATATGTTGTCCAGTAATCTGTCATATTGATCGTGCCAGATTCTGCGAAACCATCCATTCTATCTGTGATAGACAGATTAACTAGAATGTTTCCGTTACCCTGTACTTGGTCTGTTCGCTGAATCGTAGTGCCAGCTGTTCCAGCAACATCCTGCCCAGAAGTAGCTGAGATTGTTGTTGTGAAATCAGTAGTGTATCCAATACCATACTTAATAAACTGTGCTTGTTGAATACCACCATTACTATCAACACGAACAACCTTCATGATGGATCCGTATCCATCGAAGTTCTTGATGTTGTATAGACCACCTACCTTAAATCCAGATCCAGGTTTCTGAACCTCGAGTGTAGAAGTAGTTGCTAAAATCTCAGCAGTAAAGTATGTGCCGTTTACATCGTCACGATATCTAATTCTGTCGCCAACTGCAATACTACCGAAGAATCGACGATCGATGAAGTATTCATAAATCCCATCGACAACCTCAACTACACGGTCAACTTCGAGTTCAACATACTGTCTTCTATCGACCAGAACACGAATAATTTTAGTCGGTGTAACGACATCAACCATCTTGCCAATAGGGTCGTTAGGATTACCAGTGAGAATCTTACAGAAAATAGAAACGTCTTGATTCCATTTACCATCAGAAGCACGAAGCATCTGTCGTGCAGGGTAATCAATAGAAACTTCTTTACCGAATAAAATGCGGAATAGTAGTTTATAAGATGATTCAGAACCCTTTGCACCGTAGTGTTCTTTGATATGTTGCATCAAGAAACGCTGATCTACAGAAGAATGCGGTAACTTGCTCGCCAATTCATTTTTGAAGTAGCGAACAAAGGTATCTAATGTTTTGTCCAGATCTCTAAGATCTTCTAAGTTTTGTTGAGTAGATTCCAAATACTCATAGTATGCTTCTAAGAATGT